AGACGCATCAGTTACATTGAATGCTCCATAACCACCAATTGCTTGTTCAAGAATTAGTAAGTTAGTATTTGTAATTTGTCCCCAAGTTCCTGAGTTTTCTCCAGTAGCCTGTACTGTAAGTTTTAAACTTGCTGATGTTGAATTTGCCATAATTTAAATTCCTTAATTAAGTTTCAATTTACTAAAATTTTGAGCTTGTGTCAAACTCATTATGCAGCTACTTCTTGCCACCCTGGAGGTGTTATAGGTGCTGAACCTGTGTTTACTTCATTCCAGATTAAAGCACTACCAGAACCTTGTGCCATAGTCAATGCCAAACCTGTAGTAGAAACATCTGCATCAATTACTATAACTGGTGTTGTTACACTAGCAGACATTGCTATTCCTGTTAAATCAACAGGAGTATTTAAATCTATTGTTTCATTTCCTAAAGCAGCAGACATTGCTATGCCTGTTAAACTAGGAGAAACATCTCCCTGCATTCCAAGAGTACCTAAATTACCAGTCATTAATTGACTTAGTAAATTTGCATCAGGTGCAGGATCTGCTTGACCAAGTGTTACATTAGCATTTAAAGTATTAAGAGTTACTACAACTTCTCCAGCCATTGCAACTGATCCAACTGCAGCTGTCATTGCAATACCTGTTACATCGACATTTGCATACTGACCTTCAACACCCCACGCATTTTCATTCCAACCTTGTCTACCCCAACCTGTTTGATTAAATGCGTCTATAGTTCCAAGACTCATTGTTGCATGATTAGTTGTTAGCATTGCATCAGGACCAGCATCAGCATTCGCTAACACACTAGTCATTGCAATACCTGTAGGGAAAACTTTTCCTGTAATGTCTACACTAGGTGTAGAAAGTGTAGAAGATAAAGCTATACCAGAAACAGTAAAGCTCGCATCAATTTTAAAAGACTCAGATCCTAAAGACGAAGTTAGACTTTGCCCAGTTACAGAAACATTTATGTCACCTAATAGGCCCCATGTTCCTAGACTCCAAGTTTGTTCACTCCAACCTGCCATAGGATTTTAACTCCTATGATTAACCAGAGATTCTTAAAATCGCTGCTGTTGATGTAGCTGCTGGAAACTGAATTGTGAAAACACCTGCTGTCGCTGTTTTATCTCCTCCAAAATCTAAAGCTGCAACAGCTGCATTAGTTGCAGTTGCTGAAGTGTTATAGATTAAAGCTCCTCTAGCAGTTAAAGTCACACCAGTAAAAGATCTGTCTGCGAAATCAACTCTTGCAACACCGGCTGTTATTGAAGTTCCGCTGTTTACAAGTAACCCACCACCTGCCGCGTACTGACCAGTGTTAGCAACTTCGGTATTAGCTCCACCTCCTGGGTTAGTTGCGTATGCAGTTGTTGTTGAGTTTAGAGTAGCTGAAGAAGTATAAAGAGCGATTTTAAACTTGTCATCACCAGTACCAAAATTATGCTCACCTTCCAATAATTGTTTTTTGAAAGAATTTGCAATCGCTTGTGTAATAGCCATAGTTGTTTATCTCCTTATATTTATTTACCACCAACACGAGGAACACCAGATTGATATTCATCGCGTCTTCGTCTTCCCATTTGTTCTATCGAGAAGCCTTCTAACACTTGTTTATACTTTCCTTCGTATAATTGCAAGAGATCATTTGGCCCTTTTAAGAATGAAAATGCTTCAACTAAGCATGCATACAATAAGCCATTGGGAAATTGTTGACTGACGTATGTTTGTGTATTTGTACTCGATAAAGTCTCAGGTTTCAAGATATAATTTAACTGAATAGTATAAGTAGCATTTGGTGTTGGAGCTAGAACTATTGTGTCATTATCCCACCAGCTATAGTATTTAGGTACACCTTGAGCATTAGTAGGATTAAACTCAGACATAAAACTTGAATCTCTCCACTGTAAAAACTCTCTATTATCAGAAGCGCCTACACCATCTGAATCTACGATTTGAGCTGATCTAATAACTAAAGTATTTTGTGGTGTATCAATAAATCTTGTTCCTGAAATTACTTGAGCTGTTACATATCTTTTATTTGCATCAAGATCTACATCTCTCATTATTCTTAATTCAGCATCTCGAATAATATCATTTGTAATAGAGTCAGTTAAAACATTTGAACTAACTTCTGTGTAGTCTCTAATTTTTTGTACTAATTCTGCGTAAGTCATTATGTTATTTCTATTAATCCTCCCATACCTATACCATGAACCCAACAGGCATAGTAATAAGTCCCTGTGCTAGATGGAGTCCATTCAACATATCTTTGAGTTGCAGCGTTGAAATTTGTTGTGTTAGTATAGTTTGTTTCATTACTTGTTCCATCTAGATAATATACAACATTCGATGTTACAATTCCAGATTTTAAAGTTGCTTCGTCTGTAGAATTAGAAGTAGTAATAAATAGAGGGTGATTATTATTAGTATTGTCGTCTTGTGTAAATCTAATTTGAGTTCCTTGAGCTATTGATAAACTCATATCTCTCGCTGCATCAAGATAGAAAACATTTCCTGTTCCACCTACAACATATAATGTACCTGAAGCTACAGTAACTGCATAATTTTGAGTTACTGCTGGAACACCTGCAATAACTGTTCCTAAATTTAAATGTGCTTCTCTTTTTATATTAACTTCACTTCCATCATCAGGAACCATACCTTGAGATGCAAAAGAAAAAGGAGCAGGTAAACTTAAATCAACAGCTATTCCTCCTCCACCACCAGAAGCAACTGTAAAAGTTTGTGGTCTTGCATTTCTTAAACCTTGTCCATCTGCAGTAGTTGGTTTTGGTTCTAGTTGTGGATGTTTTGTTTCAAACTCTGATGTATGCACACGTGAGCCATTCCATTCAATAACCATTTCTGTATATGGAAATGCTTGACCAGAACGATCAGATATAAATTGTGCATATTTTCCTTTAGATAAATTAGACATTTGGATAATAAGTTTTTGGAGTTATAAAAGAACTTGAAGATGAACCATCTTCTTCTAATGCTCTTTTTAATTCATCTTCATATAATAATTTCATTTGTTGTGTAAGTTCTGGTTTTACTTTTTGTGAAAGATAATAAGCTAAACCTGCACACATACATGGTACAAATCTATACGGTACATCAGATTCATTAGTATAAGCTCCTGCATCTTGAATTCTTTTTACATAATAATAATTAAGTTTGTTTCCAGCCTCAGAGGCACCTGGAGTTAAATATAAAGTAATAGTTACTTTATCAATAAATCTTTGAACAAAGTATTGTGTAGGAGTTCCTGTATTTGTTTTATTTGAAAGACCTTGATACGCAGATCTATTTATTTTTGTTAATGGAAAATCTGTAGAAGAAGAATTTCTATATACAGCTTCTAATACATCATCAACACCATATACTGCTGTTGCATCTGAAGTTCCATCAGACGTTGATCTAAACATTGTATAAACAGCTTGGCCATTGACTAATGTAATATCATTATTTCCAACCTCCCAAAAATGTATTCCTCTGTTTCCCCATTCTTGAAACATTATATTTAAAGAACGTCTTGCAGATTTTATATCATTACCGGAATAATCAAAACGTCCTAATCTTTCATAAGCTTCGGTGATTATATCATCGATAGCAAATTGTTTTTCAAATACTGTAGTTCCTGAAGTTGCCATTAAGCTCCTGTTATAGTTACTGTAATGCTTCCACCTGCTCCTGCTAAATTATAAACAATACCATTTTCAAACTTGATACCTGAACCCGGAATATAAACTTCTAGTCCTTCAGTACCATATTTATAAGTAGCTACTGCTGTTCCTGGCGTACTTGCATCTGCTGAATCATAAAAAATAATTGTAGATGATGCTATACCTAATCCTTGAATAGAAGTAATTCTAGCTCTACCTGCTCTTGCAAGAGTGTTAGCTCCTACTGTTGTTATGTTTAATGTCTTCTGATCTGAATCCATTTTTTCTCCTTACTTATCTATTAACACGGTTGATTTAGCACTAGTGATAGCACTACAAGTCATTCCAGATTTAAATAAAATTCCATCTTCAGGCATGTTAAAAGTAAAAACATCTCCTGGAGGAACCTCTGCAGTGAATTGAGTTCCGCTGATATCTTGTAAAGTTATTGATCCTGTATCAGTAGTAGTTGTTGTATTGGAAAGAATAATTCCTCTTAGTCTTGTTCTTCCACCAAACACTTGACCTGCTGCTGTTATTTGAATCGCTTTTACATCTGATCTCATATTTAATTCTCCTTAAAACTTGTGTGAGTCCGAAGACTCACACAAATTAATTATCTATTACGTATCGCTAAATGGTGTAACAATAGTTCCTGATCCTAGGATCAAAGTATTGTGTACCAAATACTGAGCAGATTCTA